GTACCATATACATTGGTCCCTGAAATAGTAGCACCCTTTACCATAGCAGAGGCAGTAACACTAGTCGCTGTTAGGGTAGTCACAGCTGCTGTATTAGCTCCAGCTAGGGTACCATATACATTGGTTCCTGAGATGGTAGCACCTTTTATCATACCGGCGGCATGTAGGTTTTCTTGGGTACTGATACCACCTGTAACCTTGAGGGCACCCGTTGTAGTTGAGGTTGAAGTAGTATCGTCCGTTAGAGTCACCACACCATCTAGGGTGGCGGCGGCACCAAACAAAGCACCTGAAATACCTACACCACCACCTATGGTTACTGCACCAGTGGTTTTTGAGGAAGATGTGGTTGAACCCGTGACTCCTAAAGTACCATTTATATTTACTGCGAGTGTGTTTGCTGTATTCATTGTTATAGTGGAATCGGCAGAACTATTGAGGGTATGACCAATTTCAAGGTTGGATGCCGAGAAATCATAAATGATTGCGACATTACCCTTATGCCCACCTGTTAGGGGGTTATTCATAACCATACCAACATCGGCACCATTTACATTACCTATACCAACTTCGATTGTAGGATCTGCAACTGTAAGACTGTTCTGCCCTTGACTGATGGTCTCACCTGAAACGATCAAATCACCAGCTACTGTAATACTACCACCAAAATTGCCTGTCTCACCGAATATGGCACCACCTACACCCAAACCACCAACAATTTGAACTGCACCCGTTGTTTTAGAAGTAGCTGTTGTATCGGCCCAAACTTTCGTAATACCCCCGACATTAAGCTTTTCTTGAGTACTTATACCACCAGTGACTTTGAGAGCACCAGTGGTCACTGAAGTTGAAGTCGTAGTGTCTAGAATGACTACACTATTGGATACAACGTCTTCTACGAAGACATTTTTACCGTGAATATTTTTAGCAACACCTAGACCACCAGTGACAATTAGAGCACCAGTGGTTTTAGAAGTAGCATCCGTGGCTGAGAATACCTTAGTGACAGCCCCAACATTCAAGTTTTCTTGAGTACTTATACCACCAACAACCTTTAGGGCACCAGTAGTTGCCGAGTCTGAAGTTGTGGTATCTAGAATGACTACACTATTGGAGACAATGTCTTCAACGAACACATTTTTACCATGAATATTTTTAGCAACGCCTATACCACCAGTGACAATTAGAGCACCAGTGGTTTTAGAAGTAGCGTCTGTGGCTGATATTACCTTAGCAACCGCACCAACGTTCAAGTTTTCTTGGGTACTGATACCACCAACAACCTTTAGGGCACCTGTTGTTGCCGAGTCTGAAGTTGTGGTATCTAGAATGACTACACTATTGGAGACAATGTCTTCAACGAACACATTTTTACCGTGAATATTCTTCGAAATACCCACACCACCAGTGACAATTAGGGCACCAGTGGTTTTAGAAGTAGCGTCAGTCCCGGATATTACCTTGGCAACAGCACCAACGTTCAAGTTTTCTTGAGTACTGATACCACCCACAACCTTTAGGGCGCCAGTGGTTGCTGAAGTGGATGTAGTGTTATCAGTGATAGTAACACGATCAGCCTCAACATCCTCGAAGTTGACATCTGTAGCGTGAATATCACCCACCACACCCAAACCACCACCTATTGTCACTGCACCTGTTGTTTTGGAGGAAGACGTGGTTGAACCCGTGACTCCTAGAGTACCGTTTATATTTACTGGGAGTGTGTTTGCTGTATTCATGACAATAACAGTATCTGTAGCACTATTGAGGGTATGACCAATTTCAAGGTTGGATGTAGAGAAATCGTAAATCACAGCGACGTTACCCTTATTTCCACTTGTTAGAGGATTATTCATAATGATACCAGTGTCCAAACCGGCTAAATTACCTTTACCAAGTTCAATTACGGGATCTTGAATTATAAGATTATTTGAATTAAAAACCGTTGTGTTTCCAGTAACTGTTAAATTACCAGTGAGTGTGAGATTACCACAATGAACGTTTCCGGCTACACCTAAACCACCGGCAACCTTTAACGCACCACTTGTTTGATTGTTAGATGGTGTGGTGTCTGTAATATTGACACTATCAGCTTCGACACCTTCAAAATTAGCGTTTAAAGCATGAATATTCTTAGAAATACCCACACCACCAGTGACAATTAGGGCACCGGTGGTTTTAGAAGAGGCATCCGTTGCGGATAACACCTTAGCAACAGCTCCAACATTCAGGTTTTCTTGAGTACTGATACCACCCGCAACTTGGAGGGCACCTGTAGTCGCGGAGGATGAAGTAGTAGTGTCTAAAATGACTACGCTATTTGACACGACATCTTCAACGAAAACATTCTTACCATGAATATTTTTAGAAATACCCACACCACCAGTGACAATTAGAGCACCAGTGGTTTTAGAAGTAGAATCAGTCGCAGATAATACCTTCGTGACGGCCCCAACATTTAAGTTTTCTTCGGTACTGATACCACCGGCAACTTTAAGGGCACCGGTTGTGGCAGAGGTTGAAGTGGTTGTATCCGTGATGCCAACCCCACCGGAAACAACTAACACATTTATACCTTTATCATCAATGTAAACATTGGAACCTACACTCAAAGTATGAGAAGCTAAGGAATTGGCTATACCCACATTACCGGTGGTTACAAATGCAGCTACATTATTATAAAAAATTAGATTATTAGAAGTTGTATTACCTTGGTTGGTTACAGCTTGAAAACCCTGATTACCGATGAGATCTTGCGCTGATTCACCAGATTCAGTTAATTCTTTTGTAAGTGTGTTATACATCATCAATACAATTTCAGCCTTACCTTCATAGTCGGGTCTAAAACGAACCGGTGATACATAAACGGCCCCACCTGTCGAAGCATCAACCGCGGTATTACTCGCATTTAGAACGATCGTGTTTTCACCCTGGTCCTGTTGAGCGTGTTTACCAAACCGAATCTGGGTTGACCTCTCAACGGTCGGTAAGGTCTTGACCATTTAGTATAAGGTTGTATTTTAATTTGCGTAAAGTAAACCGGCCATTCCATTTTCCACTCTCAAAATATTGTAATTTACTGCATAAATTGGGTCATTAATCTTCATAGACTCACTCATGATAGTAGCTGACGATACACGACTAAAGTTGAGTGTTCCTGTGGGCTGTAAGCTGGATGTTGAGAGGCAGAAACAATAAAGAAAGAAATCTGGAGAAGTTACGAAGTTTGTGTGATAATAACTCGTGACGTCTATAAAATGTGGTTTACCCCATTTATAGTTACTTACATCGAGACCATTTATGTTTAATTTAACTTTGTTTGTGGGAGATGTGAGGGCACCATCAGTTGTTGTATCCGAGGATGCTAAATATTTTACTGGATGATTAAACGTAAGTTCTTGAACTAAAGTACCTGAAGCAATATTTTTTTGGACTTGTGTTATGAGGAGATCATGTTTTCTAGATACAACCTGACCACGCTCCTCATTATCGAGGTAATAGTAGTTTGCATAACATTCAACATTGTAATTTGCAGCAGCTGTAGCCCAATATATCCTAATTTCAACATTATGATAGTTTAAGGCTACAAGGGGTAGAGCGCATTGTGGCCCCTCACAAAAAAAGAACCTGAGAGGGTAAAAAAATGAGCGTGCAGAAATACCGGGGTGTGTACCGTTCGCACTCCTAGATACATTTTGTGCAAATGTATCAATAGCAATCTTCTCTGTGAAAATTGCGTCTTGTGTGTCAATAACGGAACCACCTATTAAAAGCTCAACTTTATCAATAATGGTGTCCCATCGTTGAATATCGAGGGCTTGGGTTTTGTCATCTAGTGTAAAATACACGTAACTGAGAAGATCACCAGATCTCTCAAATTGGATGCTAGACATAGAATTGTTTTTCACCGCTCCGTGGATGGTTTGTTTTTCAACGGATTGTGAAAAATTAGCATGGCGTTTAAATGTTGAACTGAAGAAAGATATTTGAGGATCACCCATGATATATTTATCCTGGGCACCTATAGCAATCAATTGAACAACACCGGCAGACATGGTAATACTAATTTAAGGGGAGAAAAATTACAGGTTGGGTTTTCTACAGACGAAACGAATAACCAAAAAATTATTTTCGGCGGGATTTGGTGGTGTTATAAGAACACCACTTTGATTACGAATATTGATAGTGAGACGATCAATTGTTCGAATAGGATTTACGTATTGCACAGCAATTGGGTAATCATCTTTGAAACTTATTATACCAGTATCATCTGTAGTAACAATACTAGCAAAAGATTTTCGAAGCACACTTAGTGAGTCCTGACCTTCATAAACATTGGTAGCGCGATCATTAAATGTAGAATTCAACTCATCAATAGAAATGTAGCAATGTTCACTTCCATTACCTGGTGTGACTGTATTAATCCGAGCGGCTAGAAGTCGAGCCTGTACAACATTTTTTAGAGGCTGAGTCAAAAAACACGTCCATGTGTTCGCGCTAGTCTGATTAAGAGTATCAATTGTGATGGTATGATATTCATAGTTTAGATCGGGAATCATCTCCGTCGGCGTTGTGATTAAAGCCATATATCATTAGCTTAGATTAAAGATCCACCAATTCCATCCGCGATCTCATATCCGGCATGATCACCTACAAGTTTTTGGGCACCACAAAGACCACCTGGAGTAAGACCAACAGAGTAAGGGCTGTCTTCCTTCCCTGAACCAGCGGTGCATTCAAGGTCTGGCTTGAGGTCGAAGAGAGATTCTTCACTGACGGGTGTAATGGTAATTGGCCTGGGCTGATAATTCGCGGTCTTCGCAGACATAAAAGACAGGATGAAGATGAGGGTCATCAAAACTGCTATGGCCATGAGGCCGTTGCGGTTGGTCTTGTTGAGGTTAAGCATTTATATTAGACTTAGATTTTTTTAAAGTGCGTTAAAGAGATTTTCTTAGTTTCTAAATAGACAGTAGATGGACGAAGAAATCGTACTCGATAGGGGTCAAACGACTGTGATGAAATTAGATGCTGATGAACAGGCCCTGATGGATGAAATTCAAATTTCTGCACCACGACCAAAACCTGTACCTCGACCCACAAGGCCTATGCAAAGACCTCAACAATCTTTTCAGGGTCAGGAGGCTATGGATGCTTTTGTGAATCCCAACAAACAAAGTGCCCCAACTCAGCCTCAACAGGATGAGGAAATTGATTATGGTGAGGATGAACCAATGATGTTCGACGATGATGAACCGATGGGCCCCGGTCCTAGTGACCAGGGTGAACAACCCTCGAAGGGGTACACTTCAATTGATGAAGAGAAGTCGGATCTTATTAACAAATTAGCTCGACTTGAGAAGAAGGGATTTGCAGTTAACAAAAGGTTGAACGCTTACTCGAACGTTGATGAACTCAGATCAGAGGTCAAGAGGATTACATACAGTATAGATGTTGAACAATCAGTTCGCTTCTCTCGCCGTATGTTGGTCGCCTGTGTAACTGGGCTTGAATTTTTGAATAAGAGGTATAACCCATTTGAGGTTCAACTTGAGGGTTGGTCTGAGTCTGTTATGGAGAATGTTGATGATTATGATGGTGTGTTTGAGGAACTATATGTGAAATACAGATCTAAGGTCAGTGTTGCACCAGAGGTCAAACTGATTATGATGTTGGGTGGCTCGGCAATGATGTTTCACCTTACAAATTCGATGTTCAAGTCCGTGATGCCAAATATGAATGATGTTATGAAACAGAATCCAGACCTGGTGAAGAATATGATGGCGGCGGTTCAAAACACCACCCGTGACACTAGTGGTCCCGCAGTTGATGCACCCGTGGGTGGTTCAGGGCAGTATGAGATGCAGGGACCTGGACTTGATATTTCAAGCCTCATGGGTGGCATTTCGATGCCTCCCCCACCCCCAATGAATACCTCAATGGGACAAGGACCCTCGGCGCCTCAGCTTGTTGAGGAGGATGATGATCTCTCTGATATCATGTCCATCTCTGGTGATTCCACTGGGGGTGAGGTCAAGGAGGTCAATGTTGGTTCAGGATCTAAACCCAAGAGAACTCGTCGAAAGAAGAAGACCGAAATAAATCTCTAAACTTATATAAATGATAGCGTATTGTCCGCTTGAGGAGCTCGAGCCTCCCGTTCGACAGCAAGAAGTTGTCGCCGAGGCCAAGGCCGAACCTGTAAAGCCTCAGGTCGGCCGCGAAGAAACTGAATTAAATTACGTCATCATGGCTTTCATTGTTGGCGTAGTAGCACTAGCCGTCTCTGATTCCATCAGGGCGTAAATGTTTAATCTACCGCGGGGTACCACCCTCCCTCGTAGTAAATTTAATATGTGAATGCACTTAGTAAATCTTGACCACCAATCGCATCGTTAAGTCCGTTCTGACCGTTTGTTCGTCTATGACTTATTCTAGAAAGTCCACCGTCAACTCCAGATACGACTTCAACTGATAAATCGTATGTAAAAGTTCGTGCGTCGTTACCCGGGTTTCCGTCCTTCACTGTTGGTTCTATGCTAAGTCCCCGTTTACCGACCGATATAGTGGAACTCCATGGGTATGGGTTTGTAGCACCAAATACGCTCACTGTTCCAAGGGCTATATCGTACATAGAAGTTGTGGATCCATCGTGTGTACCACCAGACACCTCGAGAATCATAGTACTTGTGTTGCGTACATCACTTGCTTCACGTAATACCGCTATGATTTTAGCATAAAATGTTTTTGTTTTAAATGTAAAGCATATATCCTGACCATTACCACTAGTAATTGTAGTAGAACGACTGTACTTTTTCGTCGCCACCTGGTCAGAGTTTGTGATGAAACCACCATTAACATGGAGTGTCGTATTCGCATTTTCACCTGAGAGGCCTAAACCGACTTGGTTACCCAAATCTAGGGCACCATCGACAGAGAAATCACCTATGACCTCTACATTACTGTTGAGGAAGGTTGTATTTTTTGTTCCTGTTCTCAATGGGTTTATAAATACATTACCCGTGGTATCCGCATAAATGTTCGCACTTCCAGCCGATGTTGTGAGTTCGATTGTCGCGTTACTCGTGACACTTTCCACACGAGCTATACCATTTACGGTCAGCTTCTGACCGGGTGAATCTGTACCTATACCAACATTACTCGAGTGAATCACATGAATACAGTTTGTGAGAGTACTATTATTCGCGACACCCATAATGAGACCTGTAGTCCCATTTTCAGAGTTACTGAATCCTCTGAGATATCCACCTTCGCCCTCACCAGTGTAGATGAGCATACCAGTTTCTTTGTTCACCCCAGGACTCTCAAGTTTTAGTAGTGTTTGGTCTGTTGTGTTTCCGTTATAAATATGTACATTAGAGTCTACAATTGTTGTACCTATACCAAGTCTACCAATTGTATCGAAACGGGCATATTCAGAATCACCACTACCATCCTGGTGGGTAAACGTAAGTATACGACGCTTACTTCCATCTAGAATACTTCTAATTTGGTTGATAGAGTCAGATCCATCCGAGGGGTTAGTAGTAACGAATGCTATACCAGTCAGTGAGAACGCACCCTGACCAGCGAACTCAATATCACCGTTTACTACGAGTTTTGTATTTGAACCACGATTCTCTGCGTCTGAACGTCTTCCACCAATAACGACAATACCTCTGTCGTTGGTGACAACTAAGGGTGCATCCAACACTGGGTCCGCAACCAAGTCATCGAAAGTCCCCCCCGATGTATAGGTTTGGAACACATGCTCCGCTGCAATGTGTCGAATTCTATCGGGACCTAAAGTGGTACCCGCGTCATTACCCTTGAATAGTACAAGTTCAGTTCTCTCTTGATTTACAGTATAACGTCTTTCTACAAGCTTCGTGTTGCCAAATGGGTCACCAGCGAGACCACTGAATGAAAGTTCACTACCTATGACAACATTACCCGCCACCTCTAGGGAACTCCGGGGTGCATCTGTACCTAAACCAACCCTACCATTATCACCAGATATGTATAAACCCACAGTCGAAGAATCTTTATTGTTATCTGTATTTTGTGTGATTCTAAAATCTGAGTCTGTGCCAGTTACACCTGTTGACCAACCCCTGGAGTTATTTCCTGCATTTGTTTGGATGTAAGAGGTGAATACATTACCTTCGAGTATACGAGTTTTTGCCGCTAAGATAGCATCACCAGATGCTCCATCAAAATTGTGTACCAACAAACCATTTGTTAAGGGGTTGGCTGCACCCGTACAATGTACTTCTAAATGAGCGGTTGGGAGAGTCGTACCAATACCAACACGACCATCACTTCGAATTGATACCACATCAACCTCAGTTTCGTAATTTGTACTCGCTAAAAATATATCAAGTTGTGAATTAGCTGTACCACTTGAAACCGCTGTGTGTTTACCCATTTTGAATGTTGCCCTCACACCATCACTACCAGCGGTTCCACCTTCTCTGCAAAGTTCCAAAACCTTTGTGAAATCCGTCAAATCTGCTGAAACCGCAGTTGCATTAGAAACAACGAGTGGAGTTCCAATATGCTTGTACGTTCCAAGATTGGTGATTTCATCGTTGATAAACACTGTACCCCCAGATGTATGTAATCTACCCTTGGGTGTAGCTGTACCTATACCAACGTTTGAAGTTTCAAGGATGGTTAATTTTGGTGTACCCATTGTAGCAGTTTTACTCGCATAAATGTTGAGACCCTTACCTTCAGCTACAATATTCTCAATCTTGTTTTCAAGTCCAGTTGAATACATACGAGAACTCGTGTACCCCGTCGTTCCCCATGTATTACCATAAATAAAACCATCTCCACCAGTTGTATGGACATTACCCGCAACTGTTAATATTTCACTTGGTTCGGTATTCGATATACCTATTCTACCCTCAGGGGTAATTCTAATTCTTTCTGTATTTTTTGTACTCATTTTGATTATTTGATTCGTATTTGATGTACTCGCACCAGATATTTCAATTGAGCTCACATTTGAAGCAGTGGGACCGGATTTAAGAACGAGTGCATCTGTCACACTGTCAACACCGAATCTATCTGCATGTATGGAAACGTTTGCATGTGAATAAATTGATTCTGTATAAAGATTTGTTGTAGTCGTATTACCTATAACAGTTAATGTATTCGCGGATATCAAATTCCCGAATATCTTTGCACCGATAGACAATGTATTTGTTGGTACAAGATTGGCAATACCTGAATGTGTGTAACCAGTAGTTGTAATCGCATTTGATTTAATATTTTGATTAATGAGAACTGGTACAGTAGCATCTGGATTTAGGTCTAAAAGATTTCCAATCCTTATACCACCCGCTACTACGTTACCTTCGACGGACACATTTCCAGTAGATACGAATAGATTCGAACCCACATCATCAAAAAATACATTTGAGCCTATAGATAATGTGTGGAATCGATTAGTGTTTGCTACAGATACATTACCATCCGTGAATAACTGCCCGTACACATGAAGATTGACGGTGTTAGATTGATCCATATGAATCCTTGTTTCTTCCGGTGACATTTGAGTTCGACCAAGAACGTATTCATTATTTGAAAATTGATATCCAAATACAAGATTTGAAACACTTCCATCACCACCCTCCGTCATTAGTAAAGCATTGTCGAATGGCGCATTTTTGTTATTTGTCTCTCCTTGTTGAATCACATTTTTCTCAACAACTAGATTGATAACTGTTTGGTATTGTGCACTTTCAGTTATGAATGCGTTACCATTCACATGGAGATTACCATTTACTGTTAAAATACCATC